AAAGTTTAATTGCTTAGGAAAAGACGTTAGGACTTGATTAAGGTCAGGGATCGCAGAGGCTGATGCCAAAAAGGATGCCAGCTGTGATCTGACCTGCGCCCGACTCATCGCACTCGCTTAAAGGAATAAAGCAATTCCTTAGCGATGTCCATATCCCGATCCATACCGGCACTCTTAGCTGACGCTTGTCCAACATCTGAGCTGCTCATCATTGTTAAAGAGTAGTCACCTCTGGCTTTAAGGAAAGCTGTGGTCACAAAGATCGCTGCCTGTTTGATAGCCGGTGGCAGGGCAGAGATAGCGATTCCCGAGCTGTGAGCATAGCTTAGAGGCGATGAAAGCGGAACGGTGGATGATCCAAAAGCATAGCCAGATCCGACGGTCACATTCTCTGTTTTGCCGCCATCGTAGATCGTCAGCTTTGTGCCAGCCACCAAGCCGGTATTCTCAGTTACTGTGATCGTTGATGCGCCGGCAGCTGCTGATGCGCCCAGCGTGTCATTAAAGTAGCCAGCTATGTAGGAGTAGTGACAGTAGACCTCTTGTCTAGGGCGAGCCGGTATTCCGAAAGCTAATGACCCTTGTGATGAGTAATTACTTACAGCTGATCCCGGCAGAATGTATTGCTGATTCTCTACCCAGCCCACAGACAGATCGCTGATCGTAGTTAAATTATTAGGAGTCGCTCCGACTTTTAGCTCTGTCATCGCAATAATCGGAGAATACGACGGGTGCAAAGCCAGAGTGCCATCATTCTTGATCCGGCAACGCTGCTGCTCTTCTTCCAAAGTAGCCTCAAGGACTTGATTACAAAAGTTGTCCATCCACGATGAAGCTCGGGCGATCACATTAGCCAGCTCAGCATCCTGAACAGCTGAATCGGTAGAGTCGACCACAAGATTGTTGTAATCGATAGCTGTCGGTGCTTGCTTGTATTCTGCGATCGTCAAGTAAGGAGTCGAGTAAAGCTTATTCTGAGGACCATAGGCATTAGTCACAATCTTCACATTCCTTACATTCAGAGTCGCAAGCGCAGTTGCACAAGCTCTTATTACAGACCGTCTTAACGATCTTGGTTTGATCCGGCAAGATCATCAGCTGCCATCCTCTTTATTATCGCAGCCACATCGTCCACAGACTGCAAAGAATCCGTTAAAGCCGCAGCCCTTACAAAGGAAACCAACTCCATCGCCAGCTGCTACTCCCATAAGACTCGCCTCAACGAATCCCGACTCTTTAAGCGTCTTAGCATCTCTAGCATTATTGACCTCGATAAAGCCTTTACTGTCCTGCCGGTACGATCTGGTCACGCCAGTCCGAGCGCCCTCAATAGTGACTTCGACTGCTCGCCGATCCGATGGATACATCTTTGCCATTGTCTTACACCCTCCTTAAAAGAGAAGCGCCCTGCCCTGTCGTGAGAATAGGGCAGGGCGCTTCTAATGAATTGATCGTTAGGCTGAAACGATACCCGCTACGACACCATTCCACGCTGGAGCTTGACACGCGAATGTGCCGTTCCAGTAAGTAGAGGTTTCGTAAGCGAACTGCGTTACTGGCCATTCGATTGCCATGTAATCCTGAGTGTTAAATACTGACCAAACATCTGACACGTTGGTGTCAGGGATCGGCAGCGTGTAGCTCAAGACTGGGGCGATGCCCTGTGGCAACCAAGGATGAACGGTCAAGCTAACGCCCTTACCGGTTACTTCGTTCTGAAGACCAGTAACGACATCACCCAAACGAACGCCACCGATTTCATCTTGTGAGATGTTTAGACGGTAGTTAGCGGTTGAGCCTGACTTGATCGCATCGGATAGCTGACGACGATCTGCGCCATTAAGTAGGATCTCATCTGGATCAGCCTTAACAGCATCGTAAAGATCGCTAAAGACCTTCTGGAATTCAGCACCGGGATTGCTAGTGCTGAATGTTGAGTTGATGCGGTTAATCGAGCCTGAGCTTGATCCCAATACGGTAGGCAGGATGCCATCGTAGCCGGTAGCGAAAGCTGATGTTTCCGTTACGGTAGATGCAGCCACGCCAGTCGTAGTGAATGGGGCAGTATTGCCAACAGTAGTAGTAGAAGCAGCGCCCTGAATCACGAATGTGGTTGAGGTGGTGCGACCCTGATACTTCAGGTTAGCTGATCCAGTTGTCGTACCTGCATAGATACGAGCAGCTAGAGCGCCAGCTGGTTGGCTAACAGTTACTACAACAACCTGTGATGAAGTCGTAGTAGCTACTGATGTTTCAGTTCCAAGAACGCCCTGACCAAACGCGCCAGCATCGGAAGTTGCATTGACGTAGTAGGTCGTAGATGTTGGAAGTGCGATCTCGCCGGTGGCAGCTGTGCGAACAGCAACAGAGATCGTTGGAGCAGCGATCACGCCAGAGAAGCCTGAATCAGTTCCGCGTGACATAAGAAGCATACGCTCTTCCATCAACATCGAAGCGTAGAGAACGCTTGTCTGAGATAGCTGACGAATGTCTTGGTAGCCAGCGCCTTGGAACTGAGCTGAGAACGGAACAGCATCAGACAGCGAGAATTGCTTGTAAGCAGCTGACTTGTCGTAACCTGCATACGAGATCTTAGGACCGCGTAGGTAGCTTACTGAGCCAAAGCTAGTTGTGGTGGAATCTGAGATTCCGGGGAATGTGTTACCCACGCCACCTGTGCCAGTACCGGTGAAGCCTGAGATGACTTTCCACTGGTGAGCATTACCGAAACCACGCTTGCGTGGGATCTTGTTACGCAAAGGCGTTGGGCGAGGAGTAAGCAGCTTAGCCGGTGCTTCGAGGTCATACGCTACAAGACCGGTTGAGATCGGGCTTGTAAGAGTGATGTCCTTAACGAGATCGCCAGAGATGCCACGCTGAGTTTCCAAAGCTGACGTTAGCGACGCTAGAGCATCGGGGGACATTGACTTAACAACTGATTCGTTATTAAGAACACTTTCGATGGCATAAGTCGGAGTCAGCGGTGCGCTAGGCATTGATACGCCCATAACGTCTGAAGCGTTCTTAGGGCTAGCTGCTGACTTGTTCAGAGCGCTCAAGAATTCTTCGTGCTGTGCTGCCGCTTCCTTGGACGGAAGATCGCCGTAGAGGTCGGCAACCTTTGGAGCTTCTACTGACATAGTAGTAAGCCTTTCTGTTTTAGGAGTCGGATCGTTCTAGGTCACGCGCAAGATCTAGATAACCTTGTGCGAGGCTTTTGTCTAATGTGACTTCAGCTTTACGGCGATACATCGCAGCTTTAGCTTCTTTCGCATCGACGGCTTTAGTGCTACTTGCCACGCCGAATCGCTTCGGACCACTCGGAGCAGCGAGAGCCTTAACCTGTTCCAACTCCGACTCAAGCGCCTCAATGCGCTCAGCCTCTTGGGACTTCGTTACGGACTCCTCGCCAACCTGCGTTGGGAGTAGCGTCTTTACGACATCAGCGATCAGATCGCGAACATCGGAAACTGTTAGAGCCTTTTCTTCGCTGGCTTCAGCGGCTTCATCAACTTCGATGGCTTCATCGGGTGCAGCTGCCTCATAAGCTTCTACGATGGCTTCTACGACATCTGGCGTATCAGACATTTCGATGGACTCTACGATCTCGCCCATCTCTGCCTCTGGCTGCTCACCGGCTACTTCGCCCTCAGCAACTTCACCCTCATACCATTCGAATAGGTAATGCACGACGCATAGCAGCTGCGATAGTGAATAGGACTCATCTGATCCATCAGCCATCTCACCGGCTTCGATCTGAATGAGCTGAGCGATAGCGGTGCGAGCTGCATCAAAAGTTGCCTGATCAAACTTTGTAAGATCTGCGCCGTAAGACTTGGCTGCATCGACGATGATGCTCTGAGCTTTTTCGGTCATTAGTTCACCCTCTGTTTGATCTGCGTTATTGTATTTAATTAGAGATTCGTCTGCTGCGACCAGCTCGCCGGAATCCATCTTAGCCATCGTCAAAACACAAGCAGGGTTAGCAGGTCGATCCACCAAGCTGATCTCTACGATCTGACCATCGACAATGCGCCCACCGGCAGCCTTATTATCCTTAACCACGCGAGGTCGACGGATGCCAATACTAAAGCCTTTAAGAACGCCAGACTTAACTTTTTTAGCTGAGCTAGGATCAACAACGTGAGCTGTGATGTAATGCCCATCTTCTTTAGCTGCATACTCGGTAGCTACACCGGCTGCAATAGATGAATGTTGTTCGCGAATGTTGCCGAACTTAAACCAAGCTGGCATCGCTTCTTTAAGCCACTCAGGGTCACAGACTTGCTCATCAGAATCTAGGGTGTCATCTGTGGCTTTTCCATAGACGAGAATTGTTCCATCTTCTTGCTCATCGTATTTAATGATCGCAGCATAAGCTGTCGTATCATTCACGTTTGTAGCTTTGGTGGACATTCATTCTCCCTTTACCTGATCCATTGTGACAGATGATCCTGTCATTGTAAAAGTCTATTTAACTTTGAGGCTGGTCTTGTCTATCCCGATCCGAGCATCTTGTAAACACTCAGCGTAAGAATCGTGATCTTGCGATGGGCAGCCTGATCGACACTCGCTCATTTACAAACCTGAATAAAGAATTGAGATAGCGCCAGCTGATGTTGCTGAGGCTGCGATAGCGAAAACTTGGTCGCCGCCATTAAGCCATAGCTGGTAAGTAGCGCCAGCTGCAACGATGTGACCCTGCGTAGCGCCAGACGTTGTAATTGTTGCGTCGCCAACATAGATGGCAGCTGCTGAATTATTTTGGATCGACACAGCCGCATTGCGGATGCCCACCGGAAGCGAAACGATCTTCCCAGCAGTAGTGCCTACAAGATGATTAGTATGAACGAGTGCCATTATGCTCCTAAGTTACGGTATCTATTCTGTCACAGATTGCCGGATCTGTCATTCACCTAGATCGTCATTAGCTCCCGGTTGCGATTCATCAAAGCCGGTCACAGGAGCGATGTCGCAAAGGCAGTTGGGATGGACCGGTGGCTCAGTATCGCCCGACGGGAACTCGTCGCCGATAGATACGATCACGCCCTCATTCTCTGCGCATAGATCACAAGGATCGCCAACTAGCCATTCGATCTGGCTGATGTCAGCTGCGTTGTAGCGCTCAAGGCTAGCTGCCACCATAGCTCTAGCTGTTTCGGTTCTAGCGATCAGCATCGATCTGGCAGGGTTATCTAGGATGCCATTAAGTCGATCCTGTATCAGCTGAGCTAGATCCCTTTCGGGTAGGACTTCTAAAACATTGTTTGCTGCGTCGGTGATCGATAGACCGGCAGACATTGTGTCGGCTAATGCTCGCCCGATGTCATTGATCGTTGTTTCGTTTAAGCCTTTGATCGTGATGTTACGCTGAGCCATCAGATCCCGTAAGCCTTGCTCTGGCTCTACAAGAGCTGCTGATCCAGCATTACCGGGTTTCCAACTGTCCCAGTCTGTCCCGGTTAGAGTCACATCTTTAAGTAATTGCTCTAGCTTAGAGTCTGCGTCAGCTGCCCCAAACGCCCAGCCTGAGCCGTACACTTTAGCTAGGGCAGCGTTAAGAGCATCATCGTTTAGGGTGACGTTGATCTGCGCCCACGATAGGGCAGCTGCTCGATCCTCTGGCGTGGCTGCTTTGTGGATTATGTGTGCAGCCCATTCGCTAGCGATCTTGTCGGCATTAAATAATTGCTTAAGAGCTGCGAGGATCAGAAGCGAATTGTATTCGATGGTTTTAATCTTTGCCGCTTCTTTGCGGCTTAGACTTTTCCCAGCAACAACTCCGAGAGGTTTTTTACCATCTCAAGATCTTGATCCTTGGCAGCTCGATTCAGGGCATCGGCGTAGGTTGGCATTAGATGCTTAAACTCGAAGTCACGTTCCGGGTTAGGCTTCTTTGCCCACTTCAGGAAAGCTTTGACCTCTTGGATCTGATCTTCTTGTTCAGACTTAGCCGGTGGCTGATCCTCTGTCGGCTGATCCTCAGTCTGCTCTAATGCACTTGGCTGCTCTTCTGGCTGCTCTTCCGGTGCGCTCGACTGCTCAGGAATTGGCGCGTAATCGGCAGCTGTCTTTAAGCCTTGATCAGTAATGAAATACAGACCATCTGTGGTCACTAGGATCGGCAGATCAGCAACTTCAGAATCGATCAAAGGTAGACCTGTTTCAGACCTGCCCTCATTGATGGATCGCTGACCGCCCTTAATTTCGATGTCACGTCGACGGGCATCAGCTTCAGAGTCTTTTTCGTCGCTGCTGATGAATTGGAACTCTAGCTCTCTTGGCATCCCTAAGAAGCGGTAGCAGATGTCGCTCAGCTGCTGCTCTAGCCATTTAACTAGAGGCTCGATGCCGATCAGGTCAGCAGAGTTAGATTCGCCGTCCTGATGCCCAGCTCCGCCTAGACCAGAGTTAGGCGTGTAGCCGATCTCAGACGGTAGCACACCAAAGTGACCGGTAATGCCCTTAATTAAATACTCGTCAAAGTCAGCTGAGAACTTTTCGCTAGATCCTGAATTGTCGATGAACTCAAGACCCGGTGGCAAGATCCTTGCCCGGTGACGCTGCTCAGTCTGACCGGCTAGATCGTCATTAATAATGTTTTCGTATGCGCGGATCTGCTCAGGCGTTGCAGTAAAAGTGTCTTTAGGGTTAAGCAACATCTGTGGCAGAACGCCATCAGTAAACTCAGCTCGCAGCCATTGTTGGCGCTTAATGTAGATGTCAGCCAACGGTAGGCATCGCTCAACCGGCGAGTAGCCGTAAGGAGTCCATGTGCGATTATTGCGACGCATGTAGATCAGCTCATCAGCTGAGAATGATCCATCAAGATCAGGGTCATCAGATGAAGCTAAGAACTCGCCTCTAGGGAAGCCGTACAACATCTGCTGGTAGGCAGGGTAAGGATTCTGTGGGCGCATACCACGATCATCGAGGAGAGGCTTGATCGTTGATCCGTCGAGGATCTCAAGGGAATGTAGATCGCCTTTAAGGTCAGGGTGAGGATAGATCGCTAGAGCATCGAGGACATCGACCTCTTCTAGCATCATTCCTAGCCAGTCCTTAAACGATAAGCCGTTGATCTTGTCTGGTGTTTGCAGGAAAGCTCTGACCCTAGAGATCTCATCATTAAAAGAGTCGCGGGCTTTTTGCATCGCCCTAATGTGATCGCCACCTGACTTAGCTCGGATCATCTCTGAAGCTGACTCTGAGAATGTGATGTCCCAGTCCATTCCGGTGATCTTAGCTTTCCGGACTTCGATGCAGCGACGAATGATGTCGATCTGGTCAGCGGCTGATCGTAGGACTTTCCAAGGAACTAATCTTGTTTCCGTTACGAATACATTCCACGCTACCGGATACTCCCAACGGCGTGGTTCTGGTCGCCCATCTTCGCCTACCGGGTTGATGGCTGATGGTGCTAGCGGCAAGCTTGGTCCGAATGGGATTCCGTTGATCCAAGTCTGGCGTGGCAGCTGCTCAAAGACTTGCGATCCCATTACCTGCGATGCGATGTTATTTAATTGCTCGGGGGTTAGCTGGTTTGCTACTGCGCCTTGCGGAAGAAGAGGTGCAGCTTTCTCAAGATCTTTACTGCGATTCCAGAATGCCATTACGCTCCTAATGGATGAAGTGGATCATCGCTCTCGATTAGCGAAGCTCCACAATTACCGCAAACAGAGGCAAGCTTTGGTGACGGTAAGCTACAAGTATGACAGAAGATGGATAGCTGTGACAAATAATCGACAAAGGTAGAAGCATCGATCAAGCTACTCACAGCCCATACTAAAGCATCAAGACGATCCGGTGACTTTGGATCTTCCGGAGTCCAAGTGGTCATCTGTTCCTCTAGCCTCTCAAAGCTGCCAACGTGATGGACTCTGCCCTGCTCATAAAGCGCAGCTACCGGCTCAGCCCTAAGCCTTTTACCTCTTGATGCCCTGACTTGTTTAATGGGTAGGTTAGGTCGGACTTGGCGTAAGACTGCCGGGATCATGTCGCCGCCATTATTAACCTCGACAACTACCCGATCAGCTTTATGTTCATCAAAGGCATCTACGACTCTTTGCGCCCATTCCAACGGCGAGGCTTTAATAGAGTAATCCGCTAAGACGTAACCCTCGCCTGTCCCTGATCTACCGGCTACGATGATGCCGGTTTCATCCGAGTCCTCATTATTGGTTACTGCCGGATCGATGGCTACCACGATCTGCGTTAGATGATCTGGCAGGGTTGCGATCCTAGCTGAATCGATCATTCCGGGAGTCCATAGAGCGCCCTCGACATCTGTTAGCAGCTCGCCCATCAGCTCTTGTCTGCCTAGGCGCGTTCCCTCATACCTAGCCCTAAGCTCGATCAAAGCTGATTCCGACAGGTTGGCAGCGTTCTCAAAGGTGCTACCCCTAGTGATCGATACGCCATCTCTTGCGATTAGATTCTTGATCAGCTTGCGAGGCTTAGGGGTAGTGGTTACTACGATCTGTGGCTTATCGCCTAAGCGCAGCCCGAACATCAGCTGATCGTAAGCTTCATCGTATCGCCAAGCAGCCATCTCATCGCACCAAGCTCCGTGATGCTGCGGACCTCGTAAGCGCTCTGGCTCATCAGCTGAGAACAATTTAATTCGTGATCCGTTGCGCAGGATCAGCTCGCCCATAGATCTGTTCCAAGACTTGATCTCACGGTATCTATTTAAGACAGCCTGTAATCCTGACTCGCCCTCTACGCAGGTATCTCTAGCATCAGCAAAGGTAGGAGCAACGACAGCCCATCGAGTTCCGGGATTAGATACAGCTTGCCACGCCAGCCATTCAGCACCGGTACGGGTCTTGCCCCAGCCTCTTCCGGATAGGATCAGCCAAACATTCCAAGGATCAGCTGGCGGTATCTGGCTCTGTCGGGCGCTCTTGGTCAGCCACCACAGTCGAGAAGCTTTTTGTATTGATGAGTTCTGCAAGACGTTCCACCTCTCGATCTATTTCTGAGCCGCCCATGTAAGCCGTTATCTCAGTTTCAGTCTTGACCGGTGCATAGAGTCCCAGCAGCTTTGATCTTTCCTGAATTACTTTAAGGGCTGTGTTGGCTGCTTTAGGATCACCGCTAATGGCATCACGCCAGCAACCGGCTAGGATCTTGTCTAAGCGCAGCAATTCCGCTTCCCGTACCTCAGACGCAGGTTCTTGCAGAGTGCGCCTTAAAGCCCTGTTATACGCCTTGCAAGCGCTAGATCCGTCAGCGTAGCCCACCTGCTCAGCGATCCGATCAAAGGTCAGACCGGCTAACTTCAGCTCTAAAACTCGACGCTCTTTTTCGATGATCTCAGGCTTAGGGGATCTGCTCATCCCTGATCCTTGCGCAAGCGGTATGAATCCCAGATCATCCAAGCTAAGGCGAGGCTGGTCAGGATCAGAGTAATTAGAGCTGACGCTAACAGTAGGTCAGGCAGGATCTGCTTAATCAAGTGCTTCATTCTGGATCTCTCCTATTTCGCTAAGGTCAGGAATTCGTGGCGCACTTCAGGATCTGATCTGAATGCTCCGGTCAGGCTTGATGTGGTCATTTTTGCGTTTGGCTTCTTGATGCCTCTGTGTCCCATACAAGCGTGTCCCGATGTAATTAAACAGGCTGATCCTTTTGTGCCTAGATACTGATCTAGAGCTGTGGTGATCTGTCGGGTTAGGCGTTCTTGGACTTGTAGGCGATGGCTAAAGGCTTCTACGATTCTTGGGATCTTTGATAGTCCTACTACTCGTTCACCGGGGATGTAAGCTACGGATGCTGTTCCGGTAAAAGGTAGCATGTGATGTTCGCATAATGATACGAAGTCGATTCCGGTTACTACGATCATCTCATCGACATCGCCGACATCAAAGGTTGTTCCTAAGATGGCTGCTACATCTTTGTCGTAGCCATCTGTCATTTCTTTAAAAGCTTTGATCACTCTTTTTGGGGTGTCGAGTAATCCCTCTCGGGTTGGATCTTCCCCTAGATGGGTTAGCAGTTGGATGATCGCATCTGTTGGCTCTGGATTAACCATTACACGCCTCTCTTGGTATTCCAAGCGAAGATGTGGACTCTAGCGCTCAGGTTGTAGCCAGAGCTGGCTATAGGATCGGCTAGCTCTTGGAGTTTATTTAGATGATCGGGCAGGGTAGCGCCCTCTGGCATTAGCCATACTCGGCTAGGATCAATTCCGTAAAGATCAACTAGAGTGTCGACCTCATCCTCGATCTCGTGCCGGTGGGTGATCACAAACTTAAAGATCGCTCTAGCGTCTGTGGCAAACCATTCCAAAGCTTTAGGTGCGATCCTTTTATCTATCGCCACGCCTGAGCCGGTCAGCTTAGGGGACACACTAAAGTGATCGACGAATTCATCGGTGACTTCGTTAGGCGTGATCGTGCCATTCGTTTCGATGTGGATCTCTATGCCCATCGATGTCAGGGTTTCGAGCAGCTCTATCCAGTCAGCTTTTTTCTGCTGGAGCAAGGGTTCGCCGCCTGAGATGACTACCGTGTTTACTTTCATCTCTGAGATCTGTAAAAGGATCTGATCGACATCAGCCGGTTTAATCTCTTTACGCAGATCAAAACGGTCAGCATCCCAAGTGTAGGGAGTGTCGCACCAGTCGCAGGTCAAGTTGCAAGCGCCAAGCCTAATGAAAGCTACCCTACGCCCGGTATGCGATCCCTCGCCCTGAAAAGTTGGACCAAAGATTTCCGATACATTTAGAGACATTCGTAGATCGCTAACGATGTAGGCGTTTCCCAGATCTTTACAGAATGAAGCTTTAGATCATTTTGGAAGCGTGTTTGGATCGGATCAGCTAGCTGTTCGGCAGCCCATCGGGCAAAGTTCTCAGCTGTTGGGACATAAGGGAATACGACAATCTTCCAATCGTGACCAGCCATCGCATCAAGTAGCAGCTGATCATCCTGATGAATGATCATCGCGTGGTCTAGGGGATCGTGGATCAGGTCAGTCATAAGGGTTTTCAGATCGCCAAAGTCCACCAGCATTCCATAATCGGCTCTAATTGGATCTTCGATGATCTTTCCCTAACATACGACTTCGATAATGTATCGATGCCCGTGTGGGTTACGGCATTTACTAACGTGGTTTGGGACTCGATGTCCGGCATCGAACTCGATCTTTTTGCTTATCTGAATGTCAGCCATCTTATGCCTTTTCTAATTGGGATAGTCGTTGGAATTGGTAGCCGATCCCTTTTGTTCCTTGTAGGACATCAATGGCATCCGGAATAATCTGTTTTACCACTTTAACGTATGGGATGGGAGCTACGATCTGCACTTCTTGCTCTGCCGTTAATCCTAGCTTCTCTGCTTGATCCTTAAGCTCGGCAAGCGGAATGGCATTTAATGATCCCATCCTGACATTGTATGGCTCTAGGACATCATTTAATCCGATGAATCCGTGTTTAGCTGAGATGATCCTGATACGCCAGTCATCTGTCTGGCTTAGCGCATACTTTAAAGTC